TTGTTCTTCTTCAGTCATTAAAATTTCTCCATTTGTTTCTTGACAACGTCTTTAATTTTTTGGTCTGTTGAATAATTGCCAAGCACTGCAGTGGTAATGTGGCTATGTAAAGGGCTACCATAGTTTTGTAATTCTTTATATATGGTGTCAATTATCAGTTGTTTCACGTCCTCGTGCAGTTTTAAATAAGCCTCCGCTTGTTGTTCTCCAGTCATGTTAACTCCTGTATGGAAATGCTAATTTAAGGATTGCATCTTGAAGTTTATGTTGCGGAAGTTTTATGGGATTGACATCGTTACTACTCACATCTATTTTGTCCTCAATTGCAGTCCGAATGATGTCAATAAGCACACTGTGAACGATCTCAGATGCAGGGTCATCTTTGACCAATAGTAAATCAAAAATAACATCTCGAATCAATTTCCTTGCATCCTCTTGCAGTTTTAAATAAGCTAACGCCGCTTGTTCATCTTCATTGGTTAGTTTTTTCTTTGTCATTTTCTACTCCTGTTTACATAATGTTCACAATGGGTGACTGGACACCACCCGCACAGTGCGCCTTGTTTGGCGTTCCATACTCCGCTCTCAAACGCCCCCTCTAGTCTTTCGATGTGGGGCAGTACTTTGTCTATGTACTTTTGTTTTGTTTCTGCTACGTGCTCAGCCTTAATAAACTCCTTGCTCACTACAAACATAAGCGCCGACTTTATCCTCTTCACTTCCGGAAATTTTGCGAATAGCCCACAAGCGACGAGATCTAGTTGCGTCACGTCCGCATATCTCGCATTCTTGCTGGTCTTGTAATCTATCGAATAGCACGTCCCCGACTTCCGATTGATAATCACTAGGTCGGCCACCCCATGCCACCACACATTCGGAGCATCGAACGTGCACTCTTCTAAGTTCTTCGTCAAACCAAGCTCTACTTCGCAATATTTTTCTCCCTCAATTGCATTTAATCTATCTAAAGAAGAACGCAGATACTCAAACTTTGGCGGTAAGTCTTTACCGTCACGGATATACTCCTCTGCCGCTAGGTGCATCTCTGTACCGTACAGCGCCGCTTCACCTGTTGTATCTTTAACATCCTTAGCCACCTTTAAGTGGTAATACTTTTTAGGACACTGTTGAAATGTCTTAAGGCTACTGAATGACCATATGATATTAGCCATGATTTTTTTCCTTCAGCTTGGCTTCAATATAATCAAAGTACTTGCGAAATCGAGCTTTATCTTTTGCATCAATGTAGGTAAAGTAATCTCGCTCCTCATCAGTCAGTCCTACCCATTCTTTAGGGTGGGTGTAAAGAGGTATGGTGTATTCTTCTTTTGCGCCAGCTTCCACCTCCATAAACAAAGAAGTCTTACAAGCACCGTGTCTATTCATCCACGCCACAGGTTCATCTTTTTTCATTCTTCTTCCTTCGGTAATCTAAATTCCCAAAAGCCATAAGCATCGCCTCGGCTCCATCTTTTCCATGAAAAATGTACATCTCGTGTGCGCTTATTGATGTACTTCCACAGTACACGCATCAGCAATCTCCATAAGAAATCCCTGCGCCCGCTTCACAATTCAATGGCAGTTCGCTTGCCCACCTGGGTCTCCAACGCATGCACATCTCAACGTATTCCTTACCAACTTCAAGTTGATCCTTTGGTACTACGCACATCACGGCATCATGCACTGTCATGACTACTTTATACTTCTTAGCGATCATCAGCATCTGCTCACCGATAATGATTCTAGCCAATGCCTGACAAACATTTTCAATGACTTTACCTCCATAGATACGGGTAGGGATTGTGGCTTTTCCTTTTTTAGTATCGTACACGAGTTCAGATTTATCGCCGTTGCTAACCACACGTAGATTGGGATACTTCAAGTACAACCCGTTGGGGAGTTTGATTCCTTTTTTGCCTTCAACCATCAAAACCCCTGTTCTCCCCAGTTGACTGGTTTGGTCGTTCATGATGGCTTTAAGGGCTATTGCCCCTTGTCTCCATAATTCAACAATAGACGGGTACGTTTCTCGATACGTCGTAATAATTCTTTTTGATTCCTCCTCCTCGATCTCCACTCCAAACGTTTTAAGTTGCGCTTTAAACTTAGTCGCCCCCATGCCGTACCCCGCACCGAGAATCGTTGTCTTACCAACGAACCTTTCGTCTTTTGTAATTTCTGCTTCTCCTTTAGCATAGATAGCCGATGCCATGATCTTGTATACGTCCTGTCCATTTTCAAATGCCTTCACTAAATCGTTTTGTTCGGCTAGCCATGCTAAAGTTCTTGCTTCAATCTGTGAACTGTCTGAGTCAATCAGCAAAAAACCCTCGGGTGCTAAGATTGCATTCTTGATGGGCGATTGACGTGGCAAATTTTGGAGGTTAACTTTGTCATCACCACCCCACCGTCCTGTGTGAGCGGCGTAGTATCTTAGGGGAACTGGCATAGCACCACGCTTTGACATTTCCAGAAACCGAGCGGTTCTTGTTTCTTCTAGCGTAGACTTAGTGCCTAGTCTCGCTGCCACTAGAGCTTGCACCTCGGGGTTATCATGGTCAAGCAACTCCTTGAATCCATCGTCAGTTTTAGAGAACGCATATGTTTGTTTGCCGTTCGCAGGGCTCACCTTCATCGGGGGCTCGATGCCGTACCCCTTGAGTAACTCGGCAAACTTGGGGTTGCTCATCAAAATATCTTTATCAAAGTTTTGCAATAGCTCTTCTTTGCGTTGGCGAACTGTGAGTAAATGGGTATGCAAATGGTCTGTGGACAAAACCAATACTGGCTCGGTGAACATACGCAAGGTCTGATCAATCAGGCTTAGCTCAAACGTTGGGAAGTCCTGCATCATCAAGTTGAAGATTGCATAAGTTAGTGCAACGTCGTTTCGACAGTATTCACCGTATCGTGCCAGTTGGTCGGAGGGGAAATCCTCTCGGCGCAAACCCAGTGCATTGACCACTTCTTCGCCCTTGATCCCTACGTCGTAATACTCAGCCAGCTTCTTCAGGCTACCGCCTACCTCAGTACCATGAATCGCCCGTGCCATGCTCAGCGTATCCAACCACTTCTTAGGCTTAATATCGAATAGCCAAGTCAATATGGCGCCATCGAATTGAGCATTGTGGGCGAGCACCATGTGTTTGTGCATCTCAAAGCTATCGAGAAACAGTTTGGTCAGGCTCATGTTTCCGGTGAACCACTTGGGCTCACCATCATCCACTTGCACCGCCACGCCGATCACCTCGAACTGCTCGCTTCTTACGTACTCCTCGGTTGTCATCTTGGTAAGACTGAACTCTCTAGAGTAAAAAGTTTCAAAGTCAATTGTAATTATGCTCATTTGCCTACCATCTTATTCAATGCGCCATTGATTCGTTGTGCAAGAGATAAAGTTTGTATTTGGTTTATGCCGTTCTCGCTTGCACTCACTCGTATTAAGTCTTCTTGTTGCCGTAACAAGTCTTCACGTTGTCCGTAAAGTGATCGTGGGTCTATCCAAGGCATTGTTTGATACCTACCTTGCGCTCTGATAATAGTGGGGCCTAAAGCGGGGCCTTCATATTCTTGTTTATCTTCAAGTAATCTTTCCATGCAATTGTCTTCAAAACGCTTTCGGCACAGATCACGGTACGCACGCATCAGCATTTCCTTTTCAACATCGCTGAGAAACCAATAGTATTTTGCATTAGGTTCAGCGACAATATCAGCGAGTATCTGTGCGATCTCGTAAAACTTAGGGGGAGTACTACCAACCAAATTTTTCTTATTGGTAGAAACAAAGTCTTCGGGATTCGTGCGCATACGCTCGGCGAGCATCGTCACCATTGGGGAGATTATTTCCATGATCCCTCCGTTGTCAGCATCTTGTATGCTAGAGAAGCGTTGGGTGGTACGCTATCTTGTACGTCCGCACGGAGAATTTGTTTTAATACTTTGGACTCAAACTCTTTTCTGCGTACTGCCTTAAGCGCAGTGTGAATGGCGGCTTTCTCAGGCTCAGTCATCACGTCTCTAAATGTTTCTTTGTAAATGAAAGCCCACTCGCTATTCTCTTTGGGGTCAAAGAACTCCTCGGGGTGAGACCCCATCCTGTTTACCAATGCTTGCACTCCTGCAGATATTTCACTCATTTTAGTCCTCCTGTAAAAGTTTCATCATTCCTGTTGCCTCTTCTTTGCTCAGCCCTTTTGCTAAGGTTGAACTTGTTCTTTTACCATCCTCATAATCCCATCGGTATATGGAATACTTGCCGTAGCTAAACTTCATTCGGTATTCAGTGGGTTTGTGTGCGTTGTATACTTCCTCAAACATTTTGTTAAAAATGGGTAGTAACTGATTTTTAATTTCAAGCGTTGTCATTTCATATTCTCCGCTACAAAATCTTCTAAATGAATTAAGTTAGTTTCATTAACTACCCACGCATCACCGCCCGCTTCCTCAATCCGACGTAGGTGTTTTATTTGTAACGCAGTCGGTTGATTGTTCCCTGCTTTGGCTTCAATCGCCAAGAACTTGCCGTTCACGCAACAAAGAAAATCGGGTACGCCTGAATTACCAAAGCCTGTGCCGATCGGCATAGCGTAGTACACACCATGCTTATCGAGGATAGCCTTGATTTGCTTTTTAACTTTTGCTTCGGGGGTTTGTGCCATGTACCGTAGTATAGTGGTACATTAGACTTTGTCAATAGTATTATATAAAATATTTACCCTAACATTGTTAGGGGTGGTTGGGGGGTTATGCAGATTCCACGCCCCCCTCATGGTTGGAAAGGTCTACGTACGCCAAAAATCTTTAAAGCGGGGACGTACGTAGCACGTATAAGTTCGCATCTGCAAGGTTTCCTTACACGTGATTTAAGCAACCCGCTTCAAATATGTAACTTCATGATAGCACGTTCGAGATACCACTGTGCTTTCTTAAGATCTTCAAGTTCATTGCCCTTGTGCTTGGCTCTAGTAACGTACTTGATAACATTGCCCAAGTGATAGCCTAACTCTTTCGCTTCGATGAAATCGATAGTCTCAATACCGCCAGTCTTGTAATGTGGTGGGTGATTGACGTTGTCGGCCTTTGGCTTTTCCGTCGTAATGCGGAGCACGGAGATTGGTTCAGGTGCGGGCGGTTCTCTATCGAATGACGCTTGCATTCTCGTTTTGTTTCTACCCAAACCCACTCTGTACGCAATTTCTCTGTTCCTAGCGTTGATGCTATCCATGTGCTTTTCTATATTTTTAGTTATTCTTTTCTTCTCGTCAGACTTGACTTGATACACGTACTGAGTCGTGACTTTGCACTTCTTGGCTACTTCCGCAGTTGTAGCTTCGGGGTTTGCGTTTATGTACTCACGTACGATTTGTGCTCTACTTTTCATTGGTTAGTTCCTTGTTAACATAATCAGTAAGAATTTCTCGTATCTTGGCTTGCTTTGCATACGGATGGCGTGAATCAAAAAAATCCATCACATCTTTCGGCAAGCGCAAGCTCAAGTGCACAAGCGCAGGTTTCTTACCAAGACCCCGCCCATGCTTTTTCTTTTCTATTCCAGTCTTCAACTCGTCGATACGGTCGAATATCATTCTTCCTCCTCCCAATATAAATCGTTTGTCCATACGATGACAGGTGTATCCTCGCCAATGTAGGCCCCCTCAAGATTGTATTCAATGAACTCACGTGCATCTTCCATGCTCATGGAGTCACGCTTCATCAAAATATCTCGCATAGCGTCGCCATCGTAAACCAATACCTCTACTCTAGTATTGCCATTCCAAACGCTCGCTGGCCCGAGAATCGCTTCGTCGAATCCGTCCCATTTCTTCATTCTTCTAGCCCTTTCATCATAATCACAGTCGCCATAGCTTCAGCCAATGTCTCTCCGTCTTTTACGATATAGCATTGGTGTGTCCAGTCAGGCCCATTGTGGTTGGGTTTGTACGTACTGATCTCAATGATCTTGCCGTTCAATGCTTGGATTACACCAAACTTCACGTTGGTATCTGTGCGTAATTCGTTGGGGTTTCTTGCATGTAAAACTTCTTGTGATTTACTTGCACTTATCAGTTGTTTTATACTATTTAACATTCTTTGTGCTCCTCAATGTGTTTATCAATCTTGCTATAAAACTCTTCTCGCAACCCCTTGTTCTCAATCAAGGTAGTCACAAATCTTCTGTGACCCCTATCTTCCTCCCAATAATGCAGTGCCATGCCTGTGGCAATGCCCGCCCATGCCAATAGGACTATCTCCGTAAGTGTAAATTCAATCATTGTTCATGCTCCTGTAAATCATCCATATTAAAAACATCACCAAACCTGCGTTCATCATTGCGCATACAAACGCAAACGCAACTACAAAAAATCCAACTTCAGTCATAGTGGTGCTTCCTCCATCTCAGCGACGGCCTTTTGCTTATCCCTACGTTGTATCTCCTCAAGTATTTTGGGATCCACTCGGTCGAACGGCCACCATTGGTTAGCCTGTATCTTGGCTATGATTTCTTCAGTATCCATTTTTCTCCTTTAGTTTGGCTTCGATGTACCGCCATGTTTCAATTATGTCTACATATTCACCATTTGCTGCATGAGCACCACCATATGAACTTCGTGAATTGTCAGACCAATAATCTAAGGCATTATTCATGTCTTCATCAGTCAGTCCTACCCACTCACGCTTACGCAAAGCCCTCAAGATATGAGGCATGGCAGGGTTAAAGTTAAAGTTACCTTCTTCAATCATGCGGTCAGCATCGGGATGCCAAATAAACTGACCGTCCTGTGTGACGCGCAGCACTTCGTTGTCCATCAGCTTGACCTCTAAAGGAAAAGTCTCGTCTGTGTTGTTGATACCTAAGCTCATGTGTTTTTACTCCTTTAACTTTCTAAGTTGATATTCTTTATACGCTTCGTATACCAATTCGTTTTTTTCTTCTTTGCGTTCTAAGTACCAAAGTACTGCAACTCTTCTCACGACATCTGTAGGTACATCACGCCAGACATACCAACGACCCATTTGAAAACGCCACACTGCTTTAATAACATACAACCAAAATCTCATGTGTTTTTGTCTTTGCATTTGTGAAACGGAAGAAATCGACCAATCCAGCCAATCAATTCACCACATTTTTGGCAACAATAAGATGGATATTTTGTTTTCATTCTTGTCCCC